TTAATTAAAACTTCACGATAACCCCAGCCTTCACGAATCCATTTACCCAAGAGTCTTGCCAAGGTATCGTTACGTTGACCGACAGCAACAGGATCTGTACCTACTTTTGTTCCTAATGACAACGGCTGTACCTTTCCTGACTGATTGTATTCGTGTATTGCATTCAAATCATTCATGTTTAACATCGGCAAATCCATCATGTCATTGACCGAAGCACCTTGTGCCAATTCAAAACTGTATTTGAGTGAAGGCGAAACCATGACATAACCACCTTCGCCCCTGACATCCAAGTTGCCAGTCATGTTACGAACATTTAAGCCCTCGTTGATTTGATAAAAATAATGATAACCACCACGTGGGGTTCTTTGTTTCAGAGGCGATCGAGTTACTTGACCAGACTCGACGAACTCAACCGCCTCGGTACTATCACAATCCAACACCACAAAAGTTATGCCGGTGATAGCAGCCCAGTTAGCCCCTGGATATCGGACTAACCACTCTCTCAATTCTTCTTGGGTAGGTTGCCTTCTTTGATAAGTCTCCCACTTTACTCTAGGGGTCTTGGCCCATTTCGCTGCTAAGACTTCATCGCTTTCAAACGGATGACGCTTGCGAAAATATTCTGGAATGATTTCTGTACGTGAACCACACGGAATCAAATGAAAGCCTTCTTCCCAAAACGACCAAAGCATTTCGGCTTTGGCTTCGTCAGAAAAATTTTCTAACTTAGAATCAGGATTCAGTACTAAGGGCATTTTCTTCTATGGGTCCGTAAATATCTTCCCAGGTCATAGCGTAACCTGTCATAAGTATTAATTTTTTTGCTTGCCTTGGTCTTGGTTCACGGTTGCCATAACGCCAAGATTTTACTGTGTCGATTGAGACTCCTAGATCTTTAGCCAAAGGGCCCTCACCTCTTTTGATAATATATTCTTTTAATGTCATGCCATGGATTGTAAATTATTTTTTGCTAAAAGTAAAAAATATTTCTTGACATTTATTTTTCTTTCCTCAATACTACGCTCAGGAGTAAAGTTATGAAAGAGAATATTGTAGAAGAGTTCGACGACCTCGCCGACTTATTAGCCAGAAAAAAAAGCAACCTAGCTATGCAAGCAAGGTTACGTGAAGAGAGCAAAGATTTAGATATTGCTATCGCTCGTCACCCTCGAGTTGCTGAACAAGTGAAGTTGTCTAACAACACTGGTGGTGCCACTAGAATAGATTTTGCTGAATACGATTTTGATATCAAAGTTGATTTTCGAGTGAAGCGTGAGTGGGACCAAACCAGAGTCCACGACATCTATGAAGCTGGGCAAATCCCAGAAAAACTTTTTCCATTCAGCTTGGAGTTCAAAGAAAATAAAAAAGAAACGACAGCTCTGGCTGAACAACACCCCACAATTTATCAAAAATTAAGCGAAGCATTGACGACTAAAATTTCAGATCGGCCTTATGTTTCGTTTTTAGACAAGAGGAAAAAATGAGTATATTAGATGAGATCCAAACAGGCATGAACCCTGGGCCTATAAAAATGAACATAGCTGGCACCGATGGGATAGGTAAGACTACCTTTGCTGCGGGTGCCCCTAACCCTATATTTATTAAGACTGAAGAAGGTACTAGATATGTCAACACTTCTTCTTTTCCATTGTGCGAATCGTATGAAGACTTGATGAAACGATTGAAACAATTGGTACAAGAAGAACACCATTTTAAAACTGTGATTATTGACACCACTGATTGGGCAGAAAAATTAATTCAAGAAGAAGTCTGTCGTCAAAAGAATGTAGCTTCTATAGAAGATATCGGTTTTGGTAAAGGTTACACCATGGTAGCTGAAGGCTTTCAGAAGATCTTTAGAGCCTTGGACATCCTTAATGACAAAAAGAATATGAACGTGATTTTATTATCTCACGTTGCCATCAGAACATTTGCAGATCCTGAGCGTGAGCCTTACGATCGTTGGGAACTTAACTTACACAAAAAAGTTAGTTCTAAAATTAGAGAGTGGGTTGACTTCAATCTATTTGCAAATCATCAGATTCGTGTTACTAAGTCGGGGCAGGGCTTTAATGAAAAGTCACGTGCACTTGCCATGGGTGAGCGTATGCTTTTCACAAAGTTCTCCGCGGCTTTCGATGCGAAGAGTCGAGTTCCTCTTCCCGATAAGATAGAGCTCAATTGGGATGCGTTTATCAACGCATATAAAACAGCAACTAAAAAACTAATGAGCACTAGCAATGTGCAAGGAGATTAATTTGTGTAAAAAATGTGGCAAGCCAGCTGAAGTGATTGTGAGATCCAACGGTTGGTACGGACCATTTAACAAAAAGATTTACATGTGCACTGCTTGTGTTCTGGAGACAAAAAAATGACAGATGAGTTTGATATAGACTTAACTAGCGTGGAAGAGGAAAATGATTTCTCACCTATCCCTAACGGGAACTATGAAATGGTGGCGAATCAATGGAATCAACACACTTCAAAAGCCGGTAATCTATCCATCAAAGTCGAGTTTGATGTGGTAGGTCCGAGTCATGCTAATAGAAAAATATGGGAATATTTTACTGTACAAGGCAACGCCGTCCAAGTCACTGCAAGACGCGTCAAAGCTTGGCGTAAATCGATGGGACTGGATCCAGATGTCAGCTTCAATAAAGAAGCCTTAGAAGAAATGATGAATAAACCATTTATGGCTAAGGTAAAGATTGAACCTGGGACAGATGGCTATGCCGACAGCAATAAAATAAACGACTTTGTAAGCAAAGGTACAAGCACACCAAAATCAGAGGAGAAGTCTGAGCCCGTGCAAGATCCAGCTGAAGTTGAAGCTGCGGAGAAATCTACTGGCGAGCAAGATTATGATTGGATGAAATAGGGCTTTCATCCATACCATCCACCTACCACCAAGGGTGGAAATCAAGCGAGACCTAAGCACGTCTTTAAACTGCTTAACTAAATAATAATATAAAGAGAGACGACATGAAAAGAAAAACACTTAATCTTAATGAAAAAGATTTAATATCGAATACCGAAAAGGTTATCGAAGAAGTACATAAGCTTTGGCGCAATGAAGATAGCTTATTTAATCCAACCCTGGTTCAGGCTGTAAAAGATACTGAGCTCAGCATTTTAAACATAGGATATGAGAATGAAAGAAAATTTAAAAAATGATTTAGAACTAGAGCTGTCAGATCTATTAAGAAGATATTCCAAAAGAAAAGATTTTGACGCTGGCAAATTTACTGCGGCACTCAATCATTTTTCTATGCGTTTGACTTATGAAATGACCCACAACACCATCGCTGCCACTGGCTTAATTGCTGTGTGTTTAAACTCAGTGCTTTCTGATTTAATGGATGCTCAAGAAAAAGAAATAGTTTTTGAGGCAGATGCAAAACTAGATGATGAGCTAAACACTAAAAAGACAAAACATTAATGGATCTCAGGCCCTATCAAGAAGATGCTGTCACATCGCTCTTCGATTGGTTTGGTAGCCAATCAATTACTGACCACCCTTTACTAAGTTTACCTACTGCTTCTGGCAAGACGGTAATCTTTTCTACTTTTATTAAGCGACAGATTATGTCGTACCCAGATACTAGGTTTTTAGTCTTGGCGCATCGACAAGAACTAATTGAGCAAGCTGAGAACAAAATAAAAAACGTTTGGCCTCAAGCACCTGTTGGTGTTTTGTCTAGCAGTTTGAAGAGACATGAGTTAAATGCTCAGATCCTAGTTGCTTCCAGAGATACTCTAGCTGCTGGAGCTAGATTAGAAAAAGTTGGTAAGTTTGATTACATTATTATTGATGAAGCTCACAATCTTTCGCCAGACGATCAAACTAGATATCAGAAAATTATTACCAAGCTCTCCACTGAACATGCTACTAGAGTTATGGGCGTTACTGCTACGCCTTATCGCATGGGTCAAGGTTATATTTATGGCAAACGTAAAGATCATTTCTTTTCTGACGTTGCTTATCAAGCGAAGATCCCAGATCTTATTGACCAAGGTTATCTAGCAAGAATAGTATCTTACCAGGTAGCTGACGAAACTATCATTGATGCTAGTAAAGCCAAATTAAAATTCAAAGGCGGAGATTATAAAGAATCAGATTTAGAGAAGTTAGCTTTAGATGAACAAACTATTCTGGCCATCATTGCTGATTGGTCAGACAAAGCTTATAGCAAAGGTCGAACTGCTACTGTCTTCTTCTGTGTCTCAGTATTGCATGCTATGAAGATGAACATGTTTTTAGCCAAGCAAGGTATCAAATCCAAACTACTTACTGGGGAAACTCCAGGCGACGAGAGAAGGCAGATTCTGGCAGATTTTGAGTCAGGTGAGCTAAACGTCATCTGTAACGTTGGTGTCCTCACAGAGGGCTGGGATGCGCCTAAAACAGATTGTATTGCTATGCTTAGACCTACGCAAAGCTTAGGCTTGTATGTGCAAATGTGTGGCCGTGGTATGCGTGTTTACCCAGGCAAAGAAAACTGTTTGTTATTGGACTATGGCGAGAACATTGCTCGACACGGGTGCATTGATACAGCTCAACCCAATCAAGAATTTAAAGTTAGAAGACCAAAAATTTGTGGCGAGTGTTTAGCTATAAGTCCAC